GCGGCCACGGCCAGCGGCTACTACGGCGCGGCCACGGCCAGCGGCGACTACGGCGCGGCCACGGCCAGCGGCTACTACGGCGCGGCCACGGCCAGCGGCTACTACGGCGCGGCTACGGCCAGCGGCTACTACGGCGCGGCCACGGCCAGCGGCGACTCCGGCGCGGCCACGGCTACCGGTCGAAACGGTCGAGCAAAGGGTGGTGATGGATGTGTGCTGTTCCTCGTGGAACGCGATAGCGCTTGGAAGATCCTTGCAGTGTGGGCGGGGATCGTTGGCCAGGACGACATCAAGCCTGATACCTGGTACACGCTGAAGAACGGCAAGCCTGTCGCCGAGGTGTCTGAATGAGCGCCCTGCAGTGCTGGGAGACCGCAGACCGGGCGCGGGCCCTGCGCTCGAAGGAAGCGCGTGAAGCGCTGATCACCCTGGGCATCAATGCCCTGTCGCAGCAGTTCCTGGCTGCGGTGTACGCGCCGGACATGAAGCTGGTGCTGCTGCCTACGCCGGACTTCGCCGACTCCATCGGCGGCACCGAGCAGATGACGGCGCTGGACCTGATCAGCGACATGCTGGCCGATGCCCAGGGCGGCGAGTACCTGCAGCAGATGGTAAAGATGATCGCGGCGGCCTCGTGCGGCGCCACGGTGCAGATGCAGGCACAGGTCCTCCTGGCCCGCCTTGCGGGCGTCTACGCGGGCCGGCACGGCGCTGCTTATGCGGTGGGGGAGGACGCATGAGCGCGGCCCCCATCAAGGACGGCGGGCCGGCGTTCCCGATGCAGGAGCCGCAGAGCATCCACGCTGTCGCCGCGGCGGCGATTCAAGGAATCGAAGACACCGACGAGCGGGACCGGGCCTATATATCCGCCCGCGCTGCGGCGGTCGGCGGCATGTCCCTGCGCGACTACTTCGCGGCGAAGGTGCTGCCGAACATCTACAGCACAGCGATGGTCGAAGCCGCTGACGGGTCTGGCCTGTTCAGCGATCCCGACTGGCGCATGGGCCTGGCGTTGGACGCCTATGCCATGGCCGACGCCATGCTGAAAGCGAGGGAAGCATGACCGCCCGCACTTCCAACGACGAAAAGTGCTTCTCCTGCGCTTACCGGGTATTTGAGCGCCGAGCGTCAAGTGCCTTCACGACCATGACCATGGTTTGTCTGCACCAGAAGGTTGGGAAGAAGGATTGCGCTCAGGAACGCTTGCATCCCGATGGCGCCTGTGGGCCAGCAGCTGAACTGTGGACGCGGAGGTCCGCATGACCGCCCGCGTCATCCCCACCCGCCCGGGCGTGGCCCGCTGCCTGGTTCGCGCGGTGCACCTGGCCGTGCTGCGCTGGGAGCTGTCCTGCCTGCGTGACGAGCGCGAGCACTACGACTCCCTCGGCTGGGTCGGCCCCGTCTACATGCGCAACAGCCTGCAGAAAGAGCTGCAGCTGATGGCGCGGATCCGGCAGCTGGAAAGCGCCTGAGCGCGCTGCTGCCCATCACCACACCGACTTTTCACCTGGAGGACCTTATGTCCCAACTCGCCACTACTCCGCAGACGGCCATCGCCGAAGTCAACGACATCGGCAATCCATCCGCGTTCCTCTTCGACTCTCAGCGCATGCAGGCGCTGATGGACTTCGCCGACATGATGTCGAAGGGCACCGTCACCGTGCCGAAGCATCTGCAGGGCAAGCCGGCCGACTGCCTGGCCATCACGCTGCAGGCGATGCGCTGGCGCATGGACCCCTACATCGTGGGCGGCAAAACCCACCTTGTGAACGGCAACCTCGGATACGAGGCGCAGCTGGTCGTTGCGGTGCTGAAGAACTCCGGAGCAGTGAAGGGGCGGCCGCACTACGAGTACCGCGGTGAGGGCAACAACCTCGAGTGCCGTGCAGGCTTTGTTCCTGCCGGCGAGGACGCGATCGTCTGGACCGAATGGCTGTCGATCGCAGGCATTACCACGAAGAACAGCCCGCTGTGGAAGGTCAACCCGAAGCAGCAGTTTGGCTACCTGCAGGCGCGCAACTGGGCCCGTCTGTACGCGCCCGACGCGTTGCTGGGCATCTACACCGAGGACGAGCTGCAGGTCGTGCCCGCGCAGCCTGCAGAGCGCCACATGGGCCAAGCAGAAGAGGTGCGCCCCGAGCTTCCCGCCTACCCCCAGGCCGACTTCGAAAAGAACCTGCCCGGCTGGGCCAAGGTGGTCGAGTCCGGCCGCAAGACGGCCTCCGACCTGCTGGCCATGTTGCAGACCAAGGCCACGTTCAGTGCCGAACAGCAGGCGGAAATTCTGAAGCTCGGCCAGGTGCACGAAGCCGACGAGCAAGACCCGTTCATCCGTGACATGGAAGCTGCCGAGGAGTCTCAATCGTGAAGATCCATAACCTGATTCAGGGCAGCCCCCAGTGGCTGGCCTACCGCGCCCAGCACTTCAACGCCAGCGACGCGCCGGCGATGATGGGCGTCTCGCCCTACAAGTCGCGGGCCGAGCTGCTCCGCGAGATGCACACTGGCCTTGCAGCCGAAGTCGACGCCGGCACGCAGATGCGCTTCGACAACGGCCACCGCGCCGAATCGCTGGCCCGTCCGCTGGCCGAGGAGTTCATCGGCGCAGAGCTGTATCCCGTGACAGGGAGCGAGGGCCGGCTGTCTGCCAGCTTCGATGGCCTCACCCTGGACGAGAGCGAAGGCTTCGAGCACAAGGCCCTGAACAACGACCTGCGCAAGGCCTTCGCCCAGATCGAGACCATCGCTCCCAAGCACCGCGAGGAGGCTGGCTGCCGCGAGCTGCCGATCTATCACCGCATTCAGATGGAGCAGCAGCTGCTGGTCAGCGGCGCGAAGCGCATCCTCTTCATGGCCAGCCAGTGGACCGCCGACGAGGAGCTCGTCGAGGAGCAGCACTGCTGGTACTACCCGGACCACGATCTGCGCGCCCAGATCGTCGCTGGATGGGACCAGTTCGAGAAGGATCTCGCCGCTTACAAGCTGCCCGCGGCCGCCGCGCCAGCGCCGGCCGGCAAGGCGCCCGAGACGCTGCCAGCGCTGCTGATTGAGGTCACCGGCGCGGTCACTGCCAGCAACCTGGCCGAGTTCAAGGCGACGGCCATGGCCGCGATCCGCTCTGTCAATCGGGACCTGAAGACCGACCAGGACTTTGCCGACGCGGCCAAGGCCGTGAAGTGGTGCTCCGACGTCGAGTCTCGCCTCGAAGCCGCAAAGCAGCACGCGCTGAGCCAGACCGCCAGCATCGACGAGCTCTTCAAAGCGATCGACGACATCAAGGCCGAGGCCCGGTCGAAGCGCCTGGATCTCGAAAAGCTGGTGACCCGCCGCAAGACCGAGGTCAAGGAAGAGGCGGTCATCGCAGCGCGCCAGGCGCTGGCCTCGCACTACGACGCGCTGAACGCCGAGCTGACGCCAGCACGCCTGCCGATGCCGGCGGTGGACTTTGCCGGAGCGATCAAGGGCCTGCGCTCTTTCGACAGCATGCAGTCGGCCCTCGACACCCTGGTCGCGAAGTCGAAGATCGAAGCCGACGCCGCGGCGCGCAGCATACGCGCGAACTTCGCAACCTACGGAGAGCAGGACGCGGCGCTGAACTTCCTCTTCCCCGACCTGCACCAGCTGGTGCACAAGTCGCCTGACGACTTCAAGGCGACGCTGAGCGCTCGCATCGCAACCCACCGCGCTGCCGAGCTCGAGCGACAGGAGCACGAGCGCCAGCGAATCCGCGCCGAGGAGGAGGCCCGTCAGATGGCGGAACGCCAGCGCCAGGAGCGGCTGAATGCTGACCGCCTGGCACGCATCGACGCGCGCATTGAGCAGATGCGACTCGCGCTGACAGCCTACGCCGGCGAGAGTGCCGATGCCATCGATGCCAAGCGCAACATCTTCCTGGCCAGCGACCCGAGCGAAGACCTCTTCGGTGAACGTCTGGCTGAAGCCGTGACGCTGCGCTCGCAGGTGCTGATCGCGCTGGACGAGCAGCACCAGGCCGCGCTGCAGCGAGAAGCCGCTGAAGCCGCGAAGACGGCCGCCGCCGCGCCCGTACCCGTTCAGGCTCCCGCTCTGGTGGTGCAGCCGACGCTGGTGCCTCGCGCCCCGGCGACCGAGCAGCCCTCTCTGAAGCTCGGCCAGATCAACGAGCGCCTGGGATACGTCGTCAACGCTGACCTGCTTGCGCGCCTCGGCTTCGAGGCCCATGCAGACCGCTCGGCGCGCCTCTACCGCGAGAGCGACTTCAAGGCGATCTGCGCGGCGCTGTCGGCGCACACGCTAGCGGTCGGCGCCGAGCTGGCGCAGGCGGCCTGATCAATGGGGAGCCGCCTAACCCTTTCCCGGGCGACCCTGCAGCAGACCCAGCCATTCCTCCCTGGCGCATTGGTTTCCTGCTGCACCGCGAGAGCGGCGCCCTTTTCTCTTCACCACCTGGAGCCCCTGATGTTCGCTTTGACCACCTACACCAGCGCAGTCCTCGCATCGATCACCACCCGCACCGAGTGCCACGGCGAGGACAAGGTGCCCGCTGTCACCCTCGGCTTCAAGATCACCGGGCCGAACACCATCCTGGACAACTTCGGCAGCCCCTACGACTTCCGCCACGCGCTCTACACGGCGCCCGAGGGCCAGGAGCAGCTGGAGGGCATCGACAGCACGCCGCTGCTGCGTACCGTGGGCATGGGCCAGGTGCGCATCGACGTGCCGAAGCATGAGGGCTGGCGCCTGCTGATCGACCACGGCCTGGACGAATCCGCTCCCATCGACATGGGCAACTGCTCGGTTTCGAAGTTCAAGCTGGAGCCGTTCCAGGGCGGCAGCTGCCTGCTGTCCTTCATCGTCAGCACCGACGACGTCGACGCGGAGTACCTGGGCGCCATCGGCATGAAGCTGGGCCAGGAGGTCCCCATCCAGCTTCTCGCACCTGAGCCCAAGCCCGAAGCCATCGACGGCAGCGTGGAGGCCTTCGAGCGCGACCACCCGGATGCCGGCGACTTGTTCGCCGCCGAGCACGGCACGGCCCAGGACGAGATCGACGCCCTGGAGGAGTCGGCATCGTGAGCATCGTGCCCATCACCGCGAGCACGCCGGCCTGCTACGGCATCTGCTGCCCCAAGCACAGCCAGTGCGCGCGCTATGAGGCTGTCGAGACCACCAGCATGGACGCCACCATTGCCACCTGCCAGGGTGGCGATGGGGAGCGGCCGCTGTTCGTGCAGGTCAATGACGAGGAGAGCTGCCATGGATGACAAAAGCCGCGAGTTCCTGGCCGCCACCGGCGGCGATGCGCGGGAAGCACAGACCCAGCCCCCGAAGACGGAAGAGCGGGCAGCGTTTGAGGCGTGGTATGCGAATCGGCACCCCAAGCCAGTCCATGAAAACGCCACATGGGCTCATGCATCCAAGGTGGACGATTGGGAAGTCTGGCAAGCCCGCGCAGCCCTGTCCTCCCGGCCTGTGCAGGGTGGCGAGCCCGCTGATGGCTTCGAACTTTGGCACCTCGTCTACGGCGCATTGGTGCAGAACGGGAAGCCGGACACCTACGGAGAGTGCGAGAAGGCCGCAAAGCGCATCGCTGACATGCTGCAGCGTCTAGCCCTGTCCTCTGCGCCTGCGCAGCCTGTACGGGAGCCGATGAGCGAGGGGCAGGTAGAGCAAGCCAGGCAAGATTGGCTGTACTCGAAAGCGGTCCCGAACTCCTCCGCTTTTGTGTGTGGTGTCCGGTTCGCCGAACGCCACCACGGCATCACCAAGGAGTAAGCCATGTACATGAACAAAGACGACTTCTGGGCCGGTGCAACCTTCGGATTCATCGCTGGGGCAATGCTGCTCACAGCCTGGGCTGTTTACCTGCGGGATCGGGGCCGCGACGAGTGCGACAACAACCTGCCGAGGTCAGAGAAGTGCATTCAGGTTTGGGTTCCTGAGCGCGCCACCAAGGAGCCCACCCATGAGCAATGACAAGCTGGCGCAGTCTTGCGACACCATCGCGAAGTGCAACAAGATCATGGGCCTGATCGACGTCTACGTTGAACGCCCGAATGCGGGTAATCGGCTTTCGATTCGCACAGCACTGCTGGACCTCGCCGCCCACGAGGCAGAGAAGCAGGCCGTAGAGCACCGCCCCGGCTGTGACGCCCTTGGAGGCTATGGGCATGGCGTCGGGGCCTGCAACTGCGGGGCTGACGAGGCCAAGAAGCAGGCGGTGCCGGTGGCTGTGGAAACCATTGGTGATGACTGGGAAGGTGGGTACGGAAGCAGGGTTCTCCCTCCCTCCGAGAGCGACAAGGAAGACGCGGAGCTGACGGACTCCGAGATTCTGGACGCTGTGTATAGAGACCGCCGCCCCTTCGTCGACCCTGCAGTCAAGCAAGGGACCATCGAGCATGCGCGCCGGGTTCTCCGCGCCGCCCGCGCAAAGAAGGAGCAGCCGTGAGCCAATTCCTCATCGCCCACATCGGGCACAGCACGAAATGGCAAGAGCATGTCTGCTGGTGGAAGCCGAATAGCCGCGGATACACCATCTGCGTAGACAAGGCCGGCCGCTACAGCGAGGCCGAAGCGCGCAGCATCTGCCAGCACGGCGAATGCATCGCGGTGCCAGTCGCCGCCGCCGAAGCCCTGGCGCTCTCGACGCCCTACTACCGCCAGACGAACGGCACCTTGGCCAAGCTGTACGACGGTGGCCCGCACCGCCCGGTGCCGAACAGCCGGGAGGCGTGGAAGGCGCTCATGGAGGCCAACATCGTCAGCGCCCCGCGCTGGTCGAAGCCAACGCCCATCGGCGCCAAGGCCCGAGCGATTTACCTGGATGGCCTAGCCGCCTGATTCCCATACCCCATTGCCATCCATAGGAGAAAACCATGTACGACGAACCCGAACGCGACGACACCCCTGAATGCAGCCATGAGGCTGTGACCGTCTCCGAAACTACCCTGAAGTGGAACGGTCAACAGATGTTCGACAGCATCGTCCGCACTGCGGCAGCCAGTCTGCTGGAAAGCATTGAGCGCGACGTGCGCGCAGAAGTGGTGAAGTCCGTCAAAGAGCAGATCACCGCTAAGGTCGGCGAGCTTGTCGAAGGCACGATGGGCAGCGAGTTTCAGCCCGTCAACGAATGGGGCGAGCCCAAGGGCAAGCCGCAGTCTCTGCGCGAGATGGTCGGAGCCACGGCGCGCAACTACCTCGGCGCCAAGGTGGACAAGGAGGGTCGCGAGGGCTCCTACCAAGCCAACACGGACCGCCTCTCGTTCCTGGTGTCGAAGGTCGTAGCCAGCGAGTTCGACTACCGCATGCAGTCCGAGGTCAAGAAGGCCGTCGAGATGGCGCGTACCGAAGCAGTTGCCAAGGTCGGCGCGGTCGTCGGCGACCTGATCCTGAAGCTGAAGTAGCCGAATTCCATCCCCTGCACCCAAGGACCACCAATGACCGACACCACAAAGACCGAGGCGCTGAGGCTGGCGGACCTCGCCGACAAAGAGCAAACCGAAACCGTGCGCCGCGATGTGCTAATGCACAACATTGCCGCCGAGCTTCGCCGCCTCTCCGCAGTGGAGGCCGAGCGCGACCGGCTGGCCGCTGAGTGCGAGGCGCTGAGGGCTGATGCGGAGCGGTATCGGTGGCTTAGAAGCTCAGAAGATGCAACCCTAGAGGATCTGCAATGGCAACTCGTGCGCGACTACGGCGACGAATACCTCGACGCAAAGATCGACGCCGCCATGGGAGGCAAGGAATGAGCAAGGATCTGAGAACCGATCAGGTCGGCAGCATTTCCATGCGGCCGGTTGACTACGGCAATGGGACATGGGGCGTCGAAATGACGGTAACAGGCCTCAACAGCGCAGAGGAGGCAGAGACGGCCATGCTGTTCATTCAATCGATGATCTGCGGGGCCGAGATCCATGAAGGGGCGCACTGATGAGCAAGGATCTGATTCAGGCGCTGGAAGAGGCTAAGGCCGCGCTTTCTATCGCGCTGTCTGACGTTGACTGGCGCCCCAAAAGCCCCACGCAGGGCACCATTCATAAGGCGTATTGCAATACTGACGCAGCCCTCTCCCGCCACCGCTCAAGCGTGGAGAGCGTAGGGCTGCCGGAGCCGGAGGGTTACCGCACCGAGCATGAAGACACCGACATGTTCTGGCGCCCGGAGGATCTTCTTGAGGCCAGGTCCTATTGCGACGACGACATTGAGCCGGAGCCGCTCTACACCGCATCCACCGTCCGCAGCCTGATTGCGGCAGCAGTGGAGCGAGCAACCGAAGAAGCGAACCGGCGAGCCAATGCGTCTTGGTCGCTGATGGCAAAAAAGATGGTCGCAGCAGAACGCACACAGTGCTACGAGGCCTGCATTCGTGTCGCCGAGCATCAAGGAACTGTGCCGCGCAACTTGGTCGCCAACGAGTGCGCCGCCGCCATCCGTTCACGGGGAGAGATGAAATGAGCATCGAAGCAATCCGAGCACTGGGAGCGAAGCCGTGACCCAGATCATCCTTTCGCGCGAACAGGCCGCCGAAGCCCTGAGCCTGTCGCTGTCCACCTTCGAAGACGGCGTTCGCAAGGGCCTGTATCCAAGGCCGCGCCAGATCTCCCCCAACCGCGTCGGCTGGCTGCGAAAGGAGCTGGAGGACGCCGCGGCTGCGCTGCCGGTTTCCAACCTGCCTCCGCCGGCAAACACCGGCGCCAAGCGAGCCAAGGAAGCGGGGCTCTCCGGATTCCCGTGTGGAACCTATGAGGTGCGACCGTGACCCGTTTTGACCTCGGCCGTGTGGAAACGGTAGTGGCAGGGCTTGCACACCAGCATGTATTTGACGTGCTCCCCGGGCACCAGCGGAAGGGTTCGGTGCAGGTCCAGCTCCTTTCCGAACACCCCGCCACACGACTGGCAGATGCCGTCCGGATTGGCAGCGAAGGCCAGCCGCCTGGCCCTGTGCCATTCCAGCGGGTTGGGCGCGGTCGGGCGCACTTCCTCCAGAACCAGTTCGGCCAGGGGCGGGGGCGCCTGCTCCGGAACCCCCTTGCTGAACAGCCAGCGCGCCCGCAGCACCTCGAAGCTGTAGCCCCGTCCTGCCCGGTTGATGACCTTGGCGACCCCATTGACTGCCTCGGTGTAGGCGTTCGTCACAGGGTAGTCCCAATAGGACAGGATGTCCTCGGTCCAGTTCTTGGTGGCCGTCCAGAGGGGCTTGAACTCCTTCTTGGGCGTGTTGCGCATCAGTGGCGGCACGGATGCCCGCCACTCCTCCAGCATCCGCCGGGCGTCGTCCTTGGTCGGCGCGTCGTAGATGTCGTAGAAGGCTTCCTTCAGCCGGTACGCCACAGCGAACTCGGGCTCGTTGTCCAGCCACATCTGCAAGTTGAACCGGCCCTTCTCGTCCAGGTTCTTGTAGCGCATCCGCAGCAGGGCCTTGCGGCGCATCCACGCCCGGCCGACCGGCTTGAGGTTCGCCTTGGCCAGCCGGGTGCGCACGTCGTCCAGGGCGGTGTTCGCCATCCTGACGACGTGGAACTTGTCCACGACGACCGGCACGCCGGGAAGCAGAGCCTTCACGACCGTGCGATAGGCCCGGTGCATGTCCGTCGTCACCACCTCGACGTGGCTCCGGTCCTTGAAGCGGTGCAGCCAGCCCGCCAGCGTCCCGTTGCTGTCGTCCGGCAGCATGTCCACCGGCCGCCGGTTCTTGATGTCCGTCAGCACCAGGCGCAGGGAGCCGTCGATGGTCGTCTCGTCGATGCCCAACCATGCCGGCAGCGCCGGCTTGTGGGTCTCCAGCAGCTTGGCGATGCACTCGCCCGCCAGCGTGCGGACCGTCTTCTCGTCGCAACCCACGTTCTGGGAGATGCGGACGAAGGTGTCCACCAGGCACTGCTCCCCGATGAACTCGGCGCAGCGCTCCGTCATCAGCCGGTTGGACAGCACACCGGCCAGGGGCTGAAGGAAGGTCTCCGAGCAGTCCCGGCAGCGGTAACGCTGCACCCTGGCCAGGATGCGCGTGGTCTTCCCGCGTATCGGGCTGTCGCGGTAGGTTGTGTTCTTGGTGCCGTGCTTGTAGGGTTTGCCCAGGCTGCCGCACTTCGGGCAGACGGTCGGCTGGACGGCGTACTCCGCCTCCAGCTCGTATTCCGTCCCGTCCAGTCGCTTGGCCAGCACCGTCCACCCAGGCAGGTCGAGGATGTCGTTCATCCTCGGATTGTCGTGTGGAAACTTGCGTTTTCATGCCTGCTCCTTGGTGAGCAGGCGCCAAGCGGCAGCGGCGACCTGGGGCACCTGTCCATTGCCGAGCGCCTTTATGCGGGCTTTGTCCAGCCGGGTTGCCACCCCATCAACCACTCGAGCCACGTCGGGTTCGGCACTCCACCGAGCCTGTCCTTCAAGTTGGAGCAGCCGCCCTTCTTCTTGGCTCGGGCCAGTGCGGCCTCGGAGCGTGCGCCCAGAACGTCCATGCAGTTGGGAGTGGGCAGCAATCCAGATTCGTTCACGCCGGTGTCGGGCGCCCAGCTCGGCAGCTCCCAGCACTCCCCATTGCGCATCAAACCCCAGCGCGGCCAGGTCTGCAAGGACGGTTCCGAGTCCTCGAACAGCAAGCATTGGGCTGTTCTCCACGTAGACGAACTCGGGCTCCACCTCGCCAACGATTCGGGCCATCTCTCGCCACATGCCGCTGCGTTCACCGTCGAGCCCTTTGCCTTTGCCGGCGGCGCTGATGTCCTGGCACGGAAACCCGCCAGAAACCACGTCAACAACGCCTCTCCAAGGCCGTCCGTCAAAGGTGCGAACGTCATCCCAAATTGGGAAAGGCGGGAGTGCGCCCTCATTCTGTCGGGCGGCAAGTACCCCAGCGGCGAAGGGTTCCCACTCGACGGCACAGACGGTCCGCCATCCAAGCGACTTGCCGCCGAGTATTCCGCCACCAGCGCCCGCGAAAAGAGCCAGCTCATTCATGGTTCTCCAACTCAATTCCACACGAATTTCCGTTTCAGGATTATGCTTCATCATGAGCACTTCCACACGTTATTCCGATGAGCCGGAAGCGGCCTAAGCCTGGCCAGCTGCAGCCGCCTCCCACCTGGTGGCGAGCAGTCCAAGCCAGTGCCGCCGCTCCTTGTCGTAGCCATACCGGTCGTAGACACCGGCCTCGCCAGACGTGGTGGTGTCGGCCGGTCCCTGAGCAGGACACCGGGGCGGCAGGGTCAGCGATCGGCTGACTGGCCGAGGGCCGCCTCCCTGCACTTCGCGTACTGGCCGGCGGCGTACTGGGCCCAAAGCACCCAGGCGCCGAAGCTGTCGTCAGCGAGTGGGGATAGCTCCGGGCAGTTGGCCGCCACCAGGGGCTGAGGCTGCGGAGGCTGCGACACCCGGGGAGGCGTTGAGCAGCTGCACAGCAGCAGCGCCGCTGCGGCACTCGCGGAATACCTCACGAGTCTGGACCTCGCGCTCAAGCTGCTGGCGAAGTGTGACATGCTTGACCTCGATCTTGCTGATGGCGGCAGCTGCGGCGCGGGCTGCTGCCTCGGTTGCGACGGCTGCGACCTTGTCCTCGCGGGCCTGGGTGGCGAGCTCGGCATTGCGCCCCGCTCCGTAGGCCAACCAGCTGGCGGTGGCCACGCTGGCCAGCCACAGGCCGGCGGCACTGAGTAGCGCGTAGGGGTTCACGCCTCGTCCCTCGAGCTCGGACCGGAGGCCGCCAGAACGGGGAGTGCCCCGGCTGCTGGCAGCGGGATACCTGCTGGCCAGCGATAGCCGACGACGCGCGCCTGGTCAAAGGGGGCGATGCTCACGGCGTTGCCCTGGTTCCCGCCAAGCACCAGCAGGCGGCCCGCTTGCTCCTTGCCCACCACGAGGCCGACATGGCCGCCGCCCTGGCGCTCGAAGACCACCACGGCACCGACCGCCGGAGCGGCGAGCGGCACGCCCCAGTCCAGCCAGCCCTTTGCCCTGTACCAGGCCTTTGCCGGCTCGATGCCGCAGGCCTGCATCCACGCGGCGACGGCGGTGCCGCACCAGGGCGTCTCATCGTCGGCCCACCAGGCGCCCAGCTGCTGCAGCCAGCGGGCGATGAATGGAGCAGTCGGAGCTCCCGGGAGCTCGCGCTGCCCAAGGTATCCGAGCGCGGCCTCCAACCAGGCCGGGCGGCTCATCGCCGGCCCCCGTGGATGTCGCGCAGAGCCGTGAAGTCAATGGCTTTGGGGTCGCTGCGCCTGTGGCATCTCTCCCTCGCTTGGCGGGCCCGCATGCGCCACGACAGAAGGCACAGCAGCAGGCCAAGCCCGATCAGCGACCAGATTCCCTGTAGCGCCTGCAGCGAGCACTCGGCGGCTGGGCTCACCGCTGCCGCGCCGCCGAACATGCCCAACGAGATGGAGGCCATGCCGAGCTCCGCCATCAGGGGGAAGCGTAGGCGCTCGTTGACCACGCACATGGCCAGGGCCAGGCCCGTGGCGCCGAGGAACAGGGAGAGGATGGTGCTCATGGCTTGCTGCTCCGGAACGATGATGCGACGGTCACCCAGTCGGTGTGCTGGATGATCTCGACGCTCTTGGCGATGAGGTTCATGCCCAGCAGGCCGAACAGGAACGAGAACAGGCGAGGCGCCCAAACTGCCTTCACCTGCAGATAGTCCACCAGGGCCGGAGCCGCGTAGATCGCGCAGGCGATCCCACAGCCGAAGCAGAACAGCCGCGCAACCCAGGTAGGCCCAGGCACCCAGCGGAGCGACAGCAGCGCGCCGAAGACGCCGGCCGCATTCGGGTCCGTCACGACGGCGCTGACGTTTTCATTCCAGCCCATGGTTCTCCCCCTTGTTGTCCAGAATCAGGCCGCCGATGACAGCAGCGGCGACAACCCCGAGCCAGTACCAGTCCGAGCCGCAAAGGCCAGAGAACAGCTCATGGCCAGGGGCGTCAGCGATGGGCCGGCCCAGCCTGCAGACGGCGGTCTGTCCCTCCTCGGCCATGCCCCAGATGCAAGGCAGCGCCACCAGCAGCGACGCCCTGCCCCATCTGCGCCAGGCCTGGGCCAGGATCACCGCGAACAGCACCACGCCGCAGGCGCCTCGCAGAACGTAGAACCATGCCTTCGCGGCTGCCTGGGCGTCGGCATAGCCGGCCGCCAGGATGTCGTAGCCGTAGTGCGTCACGGCCACGACCAGCAGCAGGAGCGCGGCCTGTGCCCTCACTTCGTCGGCCCTTCCTCGCCTGGGCCGCCGCCACCTTGCACAGCAGGCCCTGGGGTCCGTTGACTACCGCGGCGACGAGCCGTGCGCCACATGGCGACGGCCAGCACGGCGTTTGCGATCAGAGAAGCGATCAGCAGGGGTTCCATCGTCCAGTCCTTTCAACGCACAACGCGCGATTGCTCGTACCACTTGCCCTCACCGGCCATCCACGTCAACAGCATCGCCGCCACGTTGCCAACTGAGTTCCCGAACGTGGGCGCCCCGGCAGAACTAAAGGTGCAGTTCGTGGTTGCCAACTGGGCCGACCAGCTGTCACCGATAAGCCGCAACTCCTGACCATCGTAGTAGCCTGCCTGCAGGACGATGCCAGTTGCAGGGGCCCCGTTGCCTCGCAAACGGATGCCCCCGACGCTCGGGTCGACGGTGCTTCCGGTGGCCTGAGCCCTGGTCTCATACGTCAGGCCCACCCCATTGAGCTGCACCGAGTTGACAGCGGCTTTCACCTCCACGGATGGGTTGGTGAAGAAGCCGTTCTTGAGGCGCCAGTTGCTGTTCCAGGCCGGGAGAATCTGCCACTCGTTCAAGCGCAGAACACCGTCCTGTGAGTCCATGTAGAAGGAGTTGCCCTTCGTCGGGAAATAGACGTTGTTCGTGTTGTTGTCGTTGTGGTTCGGGCCGAAGAAGCCGCCGCTGTAGGCGGTGTTGTTGCGAACGATGATCCCGAATTGGAAGCGCTCGATGTAGTTCCCCTGCACCGTCTCCCCTACCACGCCAGGGTCGAAGTCGAGCCCATTCCCGGCTGGCACCCCAACGGTCCCGGTTTGTGACTGCAGCAGGTTCCCCGTGTAGGTATTGCCGCCACCCACACGCGTCTTGACGCAGAGGTTCCCGATGATCTTGTTGCTCGCGATCATGTTGGCCTGCTGGCCCAGAGACCCGTCCTGGTCGATGCCAATGGCGAAGTGGTAGCCCCCGATGCCGATCTCGTTGAACTCGACCAGGTGGTTGTAGGCACCAGGGGCAGGGACGCCGGCCGGCGTGTCCGACTTGAGCAGGACCGCCGTGTTGCTTCCGGGGTTCCCAGCCAGGAATCGGTTGTGGTGGATATGGGCCCGCGCTGCGTAGACGTTCAGGCACAGCTGGGCGCCGTTGCCGGGCCGAAAGTTGAAGCCAGTGACCTCGACATTCGAGCCAGCGACGCGCATGAGGTCGAACGTCTGGCCGTCTGCGGTAAGCAGGTAGCAACCGAGCGGAGAAATTCCGACCAGGCGCATGCCAGACAGCTGCACCAGCAGTGTCCCGGAGATCCGGTAGAACGGCTTCGTGAAGACCAGGGTGCCGGGGTTCGCGCCAAACGACGCAAGGGCCGTGGTGATCGCCACCGTGTCATCGGCCACTCCATCGCCGACAGCGCCGAAGTCCTCGACGCTCACGCGCTCGCGGAGCTTGTCGCGGACCCAGCGGAACACCGCTCCAGCTCCAGCTTGAATCCACCCGACAAAGCCGGCGCCAGTGGATGCAGCCAGGCCGGCCTGCACCGCCGCATAGCTGGTGTAGTCGGCGGAGTTCTGTGCGGAGTAGAGCAGCCGGCGCCGCTTGTCGCGCACCGTCAGCGAGTAGTCCGAGTTGACGAACACCATGGCCGGTGCGCCATTGCGCATTGCGAAGCCGTTCTTGGTCCTGATCGGCTGGGCCGCGGGCTGGGTCCCTGCAGAGTCCCAGTAGACCGTGATGGGGCTCGTTTCAGGGTTCTGGCCGGCCGTGCCGTAATAGAGGTAGCCGCTATCCAACGGGCGGCCATCGTTGTCGAAGTACTGGGGGTACGGGGCGACGGTGGAGAACATCTGCGGGGCTCCTCAATGAACGGTCTTTGCCGGATCTCGCACGGCGGGCCTGGGCTTGCCAGGCGCCTTGCGTTCGATGTTGTCCAGGGCTTCGTTGATGCGGTTGCGCAGGCGCACGTCGCGGATGTGCTTCAGGGCCAGGCGTGCGCCGGTGGCGATTGGCGCCGGCGTGCCGGTGGCCCCGGAAATGAAGACGTCCCCGAAGGCAGCCAGCAGCGTCGCTGCGGTGTTGGAGGTGTTCACCGCGGCTTCGGGGGGCACGGTCTTGATGTACTGGACCAGGTCGTTCACGTCGCGCAGGCGCTGGGCGCCCTGCTTGCCGAAGATGAACTCCAGCTTCCCGTCGTGGTCCAGGCTGCGCACCGCCTTGTTGAGGCCGGCCGGCGAGATCACCCGATTGCCGGCAGAGTCGGTAGCCACGCCCTTGGTGGCTTCATCGCGCAGCCAGCGCACGGTCTGACCCTGCAGTTCGCGCCAGGCCTGCTGGCCCTCTTCTCCGCCGCGCTGCAGGACGCGCCGCACGTTGCGCACGTCGTCCAGACTGCCCTTCATGATCGAGTGGTCGAACACGTCCTCGAATGCCACCTGTCGGTCTGCAGTGCCTCGCTTGTTGTTCAGCAACTTCGAGATCACGGCCCTGTTCTCGTAGTTCTGGGCGAAGCGTGCACGGGTGGCGCGGGCCTCTCGGTAGAGCTGGCCGCCCATGCCGTCGGTTGCTTCGTCGACCAGCCCTTTCATGATCGTGGCCTGGCGGATGTTGGTGGCCTCGGTGTCGGTAGCGCGCCCGATCGCCTGGCGGAAGCGCTCGGCGGTCTTGAGCGGCACAGGCTGAGCGATCAGCTGGCCGTTCTCTTCGGCCGCCACCCCGAGCTGTAGCGCCCGGCTTCGCGCCACGTTGAGCAGCGGCGCAGTTGCCGCGTCCGGGGCGCTGTCGTTGAGGTGGGCCACCAGGTTGTCGAGCGACACCGGGGACTCCATTTCGCCGGCTTCCTCGGCGGCCTTGTATGCGGCGCGCACGCGGCCCTTGTCAGCGCGCATCTGGTCAACCAGGGCCTTGTCCACGGCCTGGCCGACAGCCCGGATGTTCGGAGCCTCTGCGCCCGTCTGGTCGACCCAGTCGTCGAAGTTGCGCAGGACCTGCTCCGTCTGCGCGATGGCACGCTGCCGAAGTGGAGCCCCCATGTCGGCCTGCTTGGCCGTCTCCACCTCGAACTTGAGCTGGGCGGCGTCTCTCGTGGCCTGCCCGCGAGTCAGCGCTGCGTCGCCCGTGAACCCCAGACTCTCTGCGGCCATCCGGCGCTGCGTCGCCATGTCGGTAGCGGCCGCGCCAGCGCTGCCCAGCGTGCCGGGCGTGGGGCTGGGCGCCTCGGGCTGCTTGCGCAGCGCCTCAAGCGCTCGGCGGGGGAGCGTCGTGGCACTGCGTGGGAGCTCGGAGATCCGCGCCGCTGCGTCTATGGTCTTCTGCGCTGCCGCTGCACCAGTAGCCCCGGCCAGGTCACGCGCAGTGCCCTCCAGCGCAGCGCGGGCCGTGGTGGTTGCCGGCGCTCCGGCGCGAGCAACGCGGCCGGCCTGGGCGATGGCGGACAGCTCACTGCCGAGGCCGGCCAGCGGCTCCAGGGCCTTCGCAGCATCAGCCACGGTGCCCAGGGCCTCCTGTCCGGCTGCGGTGCGCGGCTCGTAGGTGTAGGCGCGCTGGCCGACGCCGAAGGCCTCGTTGATTCGCTTGCTGGCTTCGTCGCTCAGGTACTCGCCAGACTTCCGGCGCGCCAGCTCCTCGCCAAGCACGCCGACGAAGTTCAGGACGCCGCCGGCCAGGCCCGTTGTGGCTCCGGTAGCGGTGGAGAGTGCGGCTTCCCCTGCGCCGACGATCCGCTCGCCGACAGATGGTGCCGGTGCCGGCTTGACCGCAGGGCCGCCGCCGGGGATCTGGTCGGACATGGAGGGGGCGGCCTTCTTGGCGAGCTCCGCGATGATCTCGCTGTCGCTGTACTTCGCGCTCTTTGCTGCCGCGTAGTCAAAGCCGGTAGCCTTGGCCAGCTCGCCCGCGATCTCTGCGTCCGTGTAGCCCGCCTTGCGGGCGCCTTCAACGTCGAACGGCATCTCAGCCCCCCTGCGGCTTGAAGAACGACGACAGCGGCGGCCGGCTGCCGGGTGCTGCTGGGGTGTCGGGCGCCGACAGCGGCACGCCGCTGCGCTTGGACAGCGTCTCCCTGCCCTTCTTCAACAAGCGGGAGGCTTCGTCGAGGTTGGCGCGGAACTGCTCCTCCGACTGCGTGCGTGACAAGTTCGTCAGCGCGGACTGCAGCTTCTCGCCTTCAGCGTTTGAGAGGGCCCCCATGCCTTTCAGATTTGCTGCCTGGGACAGGAAGGCCTGCGACCCAAGCGTATCGATCAGGGCAATAGCATCGCTGGCCTCGTCGATCAGGTACGCGCCGACCCTGCCCTGGAAGGACCCGAGAACGCTGTCCAAGCTCTTGTTCTTCTTGATCCGCTCGATGGTGTTCAGGGAGTTGTCGATAGACGAGGCCGCCGACTCGGTGTCGGCCACCTTGGCGCGGATCTTGTCGTCCAAGGCCTGGCGCGCCTCCTGGATCTTGATCCCCAGCTCCTCGCGCTTCAGCGCGTTTCCTTCTCGAGCGGCGGCAGCGTTCATGAGAGCTATGCGGTTGGCTTCCTTCTTGAAGCCGATGTCCTCCTGGATGGCCTTGATGTCCCAGCCCTTCTTCTGCAGGTCCAGCACAGCGGCCTGCTCGGCGAACTTAGCGTCCACGGCCTTCTTCGTCGCATCGGCCTCGGCCGCGGAGGCGTCGGCATTCGCCTTGCGAAGGGCCCCGGGCGCCTGCTCGGATGCCCGCCCCTCTTGGCCGAGAGTCGAGAACGTCGTGGCGAACTTGTCTGGGCCCATCACCGACGAGAGCAGCAGCCCGGAGGTCAGCTTCGCCTGCTCGGGGTGCTGCTCGATCATGTCGGCCCATGCCAGCGTGCGCTTCGCCTCCTCGGCGTGGCCGCTGTTCTCCATCGCCGCGGCGGTGTCGCGCAGCTTCTGGGAGGCCACGTCAGGGCGCCCGGACTGCAAGGCAGCGTAGACCGGTATGGCCGAAGCCACCTTGGCCTCCTGCTGCTGCTGGTTCAGCATGTCGTAGCTGCGCTTGAACTGCTCGCTGAGCTGCGGGTAGCGGACAGAGGCACGTGCGATGGCATCTGCGGTGGGGTTCTTCGACAGCTCCAGCAGGTCCTTCTGCATCTGCTGCTGCTGGGCCAGCGCAGCCTGCTGTTGCTGCTGCTGCAGCTGGTCGTTGCGGATCGCTGCGCCGCCCTGGTAGCCCTGCAGAGCAGCCTGGAACGGCGTCTGCACGTCGATGGAATAGTTAATAGGGTCTGGCATCACCACCCTCCACGCACAGGAGTGAAGACGTTGGGCGGGGTGATCCCGTACCCGCTTGGATCGATGGTCATCCCCCCACCGAAAGTCCCACCCATGCCGAGAAACGCGCCAAGCCCGCTGGTGATGGCGTTGGCGTAGCCTGCTTGCGCCCGCCCTTGTGCAAGCGCCCCTCCGGCTTGCGCTGAGCTAATCTGGCCGAGCAGCCTCGTCACGTTCTCGGTGGAGGACTGGCCAAAGTTGCCAGTGCCAACAGCAGCATTCGCACCCAGCTTGGTGATGTCCGACAGCCGCCCGTACTGGTCGTTGATCGTGGCGGCCAGCAGCGACGGGCTGAACTGAGCCAGCGCCGCCTGGGTGTTGCCGCCGCGCAGGCCGCCGGTCGCCGATGCGTTCTGGAGGATGGAGGTCTCTCCCTGCTTCAGCATGGACGTGAACTGCGGGGAGGCCTGCAGCGCCTGGATGGCCTTCTGCTGGGCAGCATCTCCGTTGAGGCCGACCAGGTCCTGCTGTCCTGTCAGCGCTCCAGTGCCGGCGGCCACAAATGGCGCCAGCAGCTTCTGGATCGCATCGAACTGGCGCCGCTGCTCGGCGATGCCTTGCTCGCTCATGGCGACCTGGGCGTTCATCGCGTCTTCGGCCGCCCCCGCCTGCTTGTTGGCCGAATAGAGGGTGGCCCCTCCGACGGCGATGCCGGCCAGCGCAGCGCCGGAAAGTCCGAAGGTCATGGCAGCACCTCCTGGGCGTCAGCGCCGAGCAGAACCGCTGGCGCAGGGATCGTGAACAGGTCCCAGAGGGCCTGTGTATCGGTCTCGTTGTCCGGGTTCGCGTGGAAGGTCGTGACCACGCATGCGGTGACCGCCACACCTGCCCGCTTGCTGCCCGCTGGAGTTACCAGCATGTCTCCGGCCTGCAGATAGCGCACACCATCCGCGGAGGTGACGGCCAGCTCTCCCTGGCGCAGCAGGAAGAAGCACTCGTGGCGGTGGATGGCGCCGGTCAGGACGGTGCCGGCCGGGATACGCATCGTGCGGGCGTAGAGGCCAGCGCAGTGGTGATGCTCGACGGGCATGTCCACCTGGGGCAGCTTCAGAAGCTCGGCCTCCAGCCGGTAGATCGGGGTGTTCGGGTCGCTCGCTTGAAGAGCGACGGTAGAGTGCTGGGCTACAGCAGACATCACGTCTCCCTCTCGGGGTTCGGTGAGCTGCTGGCGGCTCTACGGTCTCAGCGGGCCCGCGCATGGCGGGCCGGGTGCCCGGATTATGGCAGCGGGGCGCTGCATCGGCCAATCACGTGGGCTCGAAGATGATCCAGGCAACGCTGCGCGTGTCCGTGCCGCTGCTGCTGGTGATGGTGAAGCTGGTCCCCGCCACGATGCCGGCGGCCACCAGGTGCCCCGGCGTCCCGCCGTTGCTGATGGGCTGGACGAAGATGCGGCTGTTCGCGGTCACGGAAGTGGTGTTGACCGTCACCGAGCCGGCGGCCAGTGTCGCGACCCCCATGCGCGCCGCAGCGCCCCCCTCCTTCACGCCAAAGCCCTGACCAGCCTTGAGCAGATTGAAACTGCCGCCAGCCGTCAGCCGGGCTGACTCGGAGTTGTTGGTGCCGAACCGGATCTCGAAGTTCAGCCGCTGCCACAGGTATGCCTCTCCGCTGGCTGCGTGGATGAGGTCTACCCCCTGAGTGCTTGTGCCGCCATTGCCAACCACAGACAGGGTGCTTGTGTAGGTGGCTGCTGCCTTGAAGATCGAGTTTGAGTCAGCGCCAGTTCGCCCCACCGTCAGCTGCTGATTCGCCACCGGAGCGATCACAACACCGACGGGCCCTGTGAAGGTATCGCCGGCCTTGTTGGCGGGCGTGAAGCCCAGCTGTGCGGTCACATAGGCAGCGCCCGGGTTCCACCAGCTGGCCCGACGCGCGAAGACCTGGCCCTGCACGGCCAGGCCGGCTGGGTCGAGCAGCAGTTGCTGGGCGCCGGGCAGCGCGGCTGCAGGCAGGTGCATCAGTTGTGCTCCCCATTCTCGTGACGCTTGATCCAGTTGCAGTTGGCGGTGCGACGCCATTTCGCGTTCCATGCCTTCATGCGCGCGTTGTTCGCGGCTCGCACCTCTGGCGTCCTGTGGAGGCCCCGCTCTTTCAGCCTCGCTCGGTAGCGACGCATCTTCGCGGTGTTGGACGATACCTGCTCCATCACGAAATCCGGTTCACGTAGCCCGAGAGGTTGATGGCGCTGGCGGTGCCAGAGAAGGCCCGCACGGTAAGCCCGTTCTGCAGGACCTGGCCGGTGATGATGGGGATCGGCGGAGAGTTCGCGGGGATGCTGAAGCTCTTGACCAGGTGGTCGCCTGGGTCCGTGACACCGCCCCATTCAATGGTGAGCGTGGCGGCCGCGCCAGTCACATTGGAGGCCCAAAGGTAGACCTCATCAAAGCCGGCGGCTCCGGCCAGGGCCTGGTGCACGGTAGTCCCGGGGGTTGCGACGGCCGCCACCGGGATGGCCCGGCCGTTGGTGCTGCCGGAGAGGAGTTGGCGCGAATAGCTGGGCATCTTTCAGCCTCCGAAGATCTGGTTGGCGAGGATGGTCTGCAGGGCACTTGGCGGCTCAGCAGGCGGCGTGGGGGTTCGGGGCTGGAACGCAGCACCGGCCATGACGGCGTCGACCGAGTCGATGCTCGGCGCGGGCATCGGTGGCTGGCGCTGCTGGAACATTGCCCCAGCGATCACAGTGCTGGCGTCGACAGACGAGCCTTCGATGGCGTCGGGCAGCGTCTGGCTGACATCCTCCGAAAGGTTCTCGAAGGCCTTGATCAGCTCATGCGTAGGCAAGAACGACGAGAGCTTGCCGCGCGTGATCGGTCGCGTCTTGACGGGTGGGCGCTCAGCCATTCAGGGCCTCCAGCTCCACTTCGAGGCGTGCGATGGACAGCCGGGCGTCGCTGGTGCCGCGAAAGCGCTGCATGCGGTAGTGCCGCATCTTGCCCTGCTTGCGCCAGGCGATGCGCTTGAGGCGTTCGCCCTGCTTTCCAGCGGCGCACGGCCGCTCCTGGCTCCAGGTCTCACCGTCGAGGCTGTAGCTCGTCCAGATGACCGGATCCGCTCCGAGGGCCACGCGCCCGGGTAGCGCGACCAGCTCCAGGTTGTGGAACACAGCGCCGCGGCCTCCGTTGTAGACCACCTGACCGCCGAAGTCCCAGCCAATGCGGGCCCCGAAGTGATCCATGTCGCTGTCGGAGAAGGCCACCACGGCCGCACCTGTCGGGTCGCCAGCAAGCCACCGGTCGTAGCACCACACCAGGCCGCGGGCACGGTAGGTGGCGGGCTCCATCAGGCCGCTGTCCAGGCTGAACCAGACCGGTTCCTGGGCCGCCTTGGTGGCAGCCAGGTCGTAGACCCAGCACACGTCAGGCAGGTGGATCATTAGCCACTCGTGGCCCTTGTCCACCTTGGACTCCACCACAGCTGCGGCCAGCTGCTCTTCGGTGTAGCTGAGCAGCTGCTGGTCGATCTCGGCGGTGCTGATCTTCTGGGCATCGCCTGGAGCCATCAGGTAGACGGCCGGGGCCTCGTTGCGGCCGCTGCCCAGGAATGCGAAAGTGCCCGCGAACTGGCTGTAGGCATGCGTGCCAATGACGCCCTTGGCTACCTGGGCGCCCTCAATGCGCTGGAATGGGAAACCGGTGCCGCCGACGTTCTCGAACACCTCGATGGTGTGGCGGCCCAGGGCGTAGGCCTCATTGCGAAGTTCATCGACCGCCTTGATGGGATCAGGATCGGACTCCACGCTGCCGTACTTGAGCGGGTCGACGGCGTACCTGTCGTTGAGCTCCGTGACGATCAGGTAGGTGCCGTCCGTGCTGAGGAAATAGCCGGCGATCCAGCGGCCGTCGATCACCGTTCCGAGGTCGGCGTCCGTCACCTGGGTCAGGCTGGTGCCGTCCCAGTAGTAGAGGCGGCCGCCGGACCAGATGGCCAGGCAATCAAAGCCGTTGTCCATGGTCACCTGTCCGCCGGCCCCGACATCGCCCAGCACCGTGAGCGCGCCGCCGGCCCCCACCATCACCAGCTTGGTGCCCATGACACGGTACAGCACGCCGTTCCAGTTGAAGCCGCCCCGGTCGGCGCCAGGGCCTACGGCGAACTGCTCCAGCCCGTCGGCCGGGCGCAGATAGCCGGCGGCGATGCCGGTCTGCTTTGGCACCGGCACCAGGTTGCGCGGGTAGCTGGTCCGGAACTCGCCGACAGCGCTGCCGGTGATGCCGTTGAGGATCGGGATCTGCATGACCGCTCAGCCTGCCCGGCACCAGAGGCGCAGCACGCCGTCGAACCGCAGCCGGAAGTAGCCGCCCGTGGCCAGCGTGGTCGGTGCACCGCTGGTGGCGTCCCCGGAGGCAGGAGTCACCGTCAGGGTCGTGACCGCCTGGCGGCTGTGAATCAGCAGCTCCTGGCCATCGACGCCTGCAGGCAGGACCAGCGTGCCGGCGGCATAGGCGCCCCCCTGGGACAGCAATAGGAACATGCTGGTCCCGGAGGTCGGCGGTGCGATGGTGACAGAGAAGCCGGTGGCGGCAGGCGCAGCGTACTGCGTGACGAAGCCGCCCAGGCTGGTCAGGAGCGGCTGCAGCACCTCGGCGAAGTCGCCCAGCGATGCTTTGCTGTCCCGGCCGTTGGCGGGGTCGTTGAAGGGGATCTGCGAGGCCGAGGTCGGCGTCGCGGTCGTGAGTCGCTGGATGGACGACATCGTCATTCCTCCGAAATGTCGAGGTCGCCGCCCTGGGCAACCTGGAAGGGGCTGTCACACGGCGGCGGGTAGAAGGGGCCGCGCGTGGGGAAGGAGCGGTTGCCAGCGCCCACCGGCAGCGTGCCGGAGAACTGCTGCTGCCGCGGCATGGCAGCGCGGGCCATCAGGGCCTTGTAGCCTTCCGAGGCGCTGCGCTTGGTGTCTGCACTCAGCTGCTTGCCGAAGCCTGCCGCGATGCGCATGGCCAGGTGCAGATAGACCGTCTCGACGGCATAGTCCGGCAGCCCGGAGTCCGAGTCGGGATCAGAGTCGTCAGGGCTGGACGGGAGCAGGTAGCCCACGCGGATGCCCAGGCCGTCCCAGGTCGCCAGCATGGTGTCGAGGCGGCGCAGCGCGGTCTGCTGCTCTTCCGGCGTGATGTCGAACTCGTAGCCCTGCAGGGACAGCTCCGAGAAGGCTTCGTCGATCAACTGTCGCTTGGTCCAGCCCATGGCGCCCTCACTGCGCCTGTTCGGCCAGCTTGGCGGCGATGGCCTCGCCGAGCTTCTTGTCGCTGGTGTGGGGCTTGAATGCGATGCCCAGCTCCTTGGCCTTCAGCTCGAGCTCAGCGCGCGTCGGGGGGGCGTTGTCGGCGGCGTCGTCCTGCTCGTCAGCCGCGGCCGGCTCCACCAACTTGGCGGCGATGGCCTCGTCGGTGGTGGCGTGAAAGCCCTCAGCCTGTGCGGCGTTGAACTCGGCCGCGTCGTGGACCATGCGGGAGGTAAAGGCCTCGCCTTCGATCAGTTCGGCACCGCCGGCGCGGAACACAGCTTGGGGGAATCGGTTCATCGTGATCTCCTTGGTTGCGGAAAGGCCGCCAGGGTGGGATCCGCTGGCGGCCGTGGGACTCAGCTCAAGGCGATCAGGTCTGCTTCGCCAGGACGATGCCGCACTTCTCGGGCTGCAGCACCGTGGTGGCATACAGCGACGTGAAGCGGCAGGTGGTCTTGCCCTTCAGGTGGTCGAAGGCGTAGCTCATGATGAGCGGGATCTTGTTCTTCGACGTGGCGGTCATCACCTGCGCGCCCTGGTCAGACGGGAAGGCCAGCTTGCCGGCCATCAGCTCGACGGCGCCCTGCTCCCAGAACACGTTGACCGGCTTGGCCACGGTGTTGAGGAAGCTGATCGCGGCGCCCGCACCAGCCTGCTGCGTGCAGTTCTTGTAGGGGCCGCTGACGATGATCGCCGGGGAGATCACTAGGGCCGCAGTGCCGCCGCCGCTGATCACGCGGAAGGTCTGCAGCTGGCCGGTGTCGTCCTTGGTGACGTTGTGCACCGAGTTGACCGCAGTGCCGCCGCTGCCGATGGTGAAGCAGTCGCCGTTCTTGATGTTGGCGATATTGGCGCCCGCGATGTTGAGCGTCATGCGGCGGTTGTCGGTCGGCAGGTCGCCGGTCATCGCAGAGGGGGTGAAGGACTGCGCGCCGTTGACGGTGGTGCCGGTCACCGTGCCGATGGCGGCCAGGTTCTGCAGGTTGTCGGTGCGGAAGGTGCGGAAGCCGGCGATGTCGGGCACACGGGACTGCTCGTAGGCGTCAAGCGTGGCGTCGCGCAGGTAAGCGCGATTGCCCAGGTCCTTTGCGATGTCCTTGTAGTCGAAGGGGTTCATGAAGAACTTGCGGGGCGCACCAATCGTCATGCCCTTGACCAGCATGATGGCCTCGGCCTGGGCGCCATAGTCCCAGGACAGAGCCGCACCACCGGTGACGGTGATCACGTTGGTGCCCTGCAGTGCGGCCACGTTGTAGAGGTCGCTGTCGATCTGGGCCGCCAGGCGCAGACCAGCAGCGCGGCCGGCGTTCTCCTTGTGGGCCGGGTCGCGCATTTCCTTGGCGTCCAGCGTGTACAGGATGTTCTGCGGGCTCTTGTAGGAGGCCGGCACCATGCGCTGGATCAGGTCGGTGGGCGTGGCCGCCGAGATGTCCAGGCCGGACACCACGTCCATGTGGTAGTCCTGCGGGCGATAGACGGTATCACCGGCGCGCTGCATGGACTGCTGGTCGGGGAAGAAGAAGTCGGCCTCCTGCGAGATCACGCATGCGGCGTCGAAGCCGATGATGAACTCCTCGAAGAGGATCTCCAGGTCCTTGGTCAGGGCGTTGGCGCCCATCACCAGGCCACCTTCTGCGGCCTTGGACAGGATGAGGTCCCGGGCCTTGGTGGCCAGGGTGTTGGCGTGGGCCAGCGCGCTGTTCGCGACGGCTGCGAGGGAGGCGGCGCAGATGGCCGCCAGCTTGAACTTCTTGTTGTCCACCTTGGACTCCTTCGGAATGAGTTGGGAGGTGCGGCTCCTGCCGCGCTCGTTGACTCATCCGTTAAGGGCCGGACGGTGGCCTCCTGACAGCCCGTTAGGTGGGCGATTCCTGGGGCGCTGCTGAACTGGTCAGGCGCGCTTGCGTTGCTTGGCGTCCAGCTGGCGGCGATGTTCTGCCACCTTGCTGTAGTCGCCGGTCTTGCGCGCTTCGGCGCGCAGACGGTCCATCTGGTTGTCCACCACTGCAGCGCCGGACACGGTGCCGCGCACGGTGCGTTCGGGCGGCGGCGCCGCCTTGGACTTGGTGACCTTCAACTTTTCCTCCAGCTTCGCGACAGCGAACGTGAACTTGACGGGGTCGGTGATCGCGGACAGTTCGGCCAGTCGCTGAGGGCTGTTGCCCAGGGCGTAGATCATCAGAGCGGCCTGCTTGGGCGCCAGGGCGTGCAACAGGATGCCGCGCTGGGTGGTGCTGAATGCGTCTTCGACAGCCCCCTCGGCGTCGTCGAAGTTTGGGACCTTCAGAGCGCCCTTGGCGGCAGAGTAGGCGTCCTGGGTGCGCTGCCAGGCCTCGCGATCACGGGCCTCAGCCTCAGCCCGGGTGCGCTGCTGCTCCTCGGCATCGCGCTTGCGACCGTTCCAGGCGTTCCAGTCCTCTTTGAACTTGGCCTTGCCGGCGGGGTCCCACATCTCGTAGTTGTCGGGGTCGGGTTCGTCGCCCACGACGATGGCGGCCGGCTGCGAGGAGGCCCCCTTGAGGCGGGCGATCTCCTCGTCCTTCTGCCGGATGGCGCGCGCCATTTCGCGCTGCTTCTTGCGAAGCTCTCGAGTCCACTCCGGGGCCCGGCGCTCATCCTCCTGCTGGCCTTCCTCGTCACCGAGGGACACGACGAGGTCATCATCGGCGCCGTCCTCGTCGACCTCGCCATCCTCGTCATTGGCCGCAGCGTCGGAGCCTTCGTCCTCGCCACCGTCGCCCTCACCATCGCCATCATCAGTGCTGACGTCGCCGTCCTCCTTGTCGCCGTCGTCGCCAGACGGCTCATCGTCGACCGCGCGCAGCAGGTAGCCGCGGAGCAGGTAGCGCAGGAGGTTGGAGAGCTTCATCAAGGACCTTCTCAGTTGCCGATGCGGAATTGGACGGCTGAGGCGCCGCTGTACGCAAACGCCATCAGCGCCACTAAACCGCACCGTCAGCAGTAGGAGGCGGCGGGGCGACCGACGAGGCCAGGATCTGCTGCAGGGCCTGCGCGCTGGCGATCTGCTGGCTGTTGTGCTCGCCCTCGGTCTCGGCCAGCGTCTTCGCGGTCTGTGCCCGCTTCAGGTCGGCGTCGGCGATGGTCTGCACGGTCTTGGCGCGGGACTGCTCGGCCGCGGCCTGCGCCTGCTCTGCAGCGGCCAGCAGGTACTGCGACTGCGGGTCGGGCTGAGCATTTGCGGCGGCCTCGGCCATCTGCTTCTGCTCTTCCTCGCTCGGCGTGACGATGCCCATGCGGACCAGCTTGCTGCGTGCCCAGGCGCGAATGTCGTCCATACCCTCCCCTTCCAGGTTCATCATCACCATGCCGGTGAGCACCTGCTGGGTTTCGGGGTCCTGGGTGAACTGCATGACGCCGATCAGCGCGCGCACGGTGGCGGCCCGACGGCTGGTGCTGCTGGGGCCCACATCGACGTCAACCTCGAAGTTCGCCTTGCTCATGTCGTTGAGCAGGTACTGTCGCGATGACTGCGCGTCGTAGGCCGGCTGGTTCAGCACCACGCTGCCGATCTCCCCGTTCACGCCGACCGTCTTCATGCGGCGCGAGCGCTCCACAGCGATGCCGCGCATCATCGACAGCCAGATCTCGCCGCTGCGCTTCATGGCCCGGCGGAAGTTGGACATGTAGATGAAGCTCTGCATGTCCAGGCGGTTCTGGATCAGCTCCACGGCCTTTCCGCTGAGGTTGGGCTGCACCTGCTCGCCGGCCTGCTGATTGCCCAGCAGATCCTGCAGGGACTGCTCTGCGATCTGGGCCAGGGCGGCCATGGCGGGCGGGACGTTGGGGGCCTTCGTGTAGGCCTGTGGCACGGCAGTGCCGGGGATAGGGTTGCCCTCGGTGTCGGTGAGCGAGTCGGCCAGCAGGTAGGGGAACTTCTGGACGTTGTCGTTCGCCCACATGTAGGCATGCTGTGCCACCTGCTTGGGGTCGAAGATGGGCTTCTCGATGTCGAAGCGCGCGGCCATCTCTGCCAGCCAGGACATCAGCATGTTGATGAGGCGCTGCGCATCCTTCGCGTGCCGGACCAGCCCGCAGCAGCGCTCGACTCCGTCGATCACGCGGCGCTGGCCGTAGGTGATGACGATGGGGATCTCGATTCCAGGGATCAGGCCGCAGTCCTCCAGCACGCCACCGCCGCTCAGCAGGTACTTGTGGACCACGCGCCGCCGGATCTTCTTCTCGCGCACCAGGCGGAAGCCGGTAGCCTGCAGCTCGTCCAGCAGATCAGGGTCGCGCTCGATGTCCTCGTCCGTGACGCGCATGTCCTCGGCGGCCTCGTCCAGGCCGCGGAAGTAGCGCACGGTGGCGGGCTTCTCCTCGACCTTGTAGAGCTCGGCCACCCAGACGATGTCGGGGGTGCACCAGTCGAACCAGGTCCGTTCTATGGTCTTGGGCCAGCTGTTCGGATCCTCGCCGAACTCGGCCTTGTAGTCGTCATGGGTGTAGCCGGTCAGCACATAGCAGCGCTTGGCGTCCTTCTTGTCCTGGCGCTTGGCGCCGAGATCGAAGAACACGCAGCTGTCCGCATCGTGGATGGGATCGATGACGATGCGCTGCTGGTCGTTGTCGTCGTCTTCCTCGTCCTCGTAGCAGGAGCGCAGCCGCCAGGCCCCGATGCCGCCGGACGCGCCATCCTCGAAGGCGTTGTCATAGGCCTCCTCTGCGGTGCTGGACTTCTCATCGGCGCGGTGGAGGCCATCGCAGGCATCTGCCATGCGGTCGCTGGGCGCGCCGTCCTTGGGCGTGAAGTCGACGGTGACGCGATTGTTCCGGTACTCGTTGACGACGCGAAGGACGGCCAGATTGACCTTGTTGAACTCGAAGCGCGGCCGGTTCTCGAATTGCTGGCCGAGGGGCCCTTCCCACTGCGCGCCGGCCAGCGCGTAGAAGCGCCGGTCCTCCAGGCACTGCAGCCGCTCCTCGCGCACCGCAGCCTGAATGGCGTCGAATTCCCGCATCGCCTCGCGGTGGATCTGGTCCAGGCGGTCCTGGGTGCTTTGTCGGCCCATGTCACTTCCCCTTCGGGGGTTGAGTGAGCTGCTGGCCGCTCGGATCTACTCAGCGGGCCGGCGCGGTGCCGGTCGAGTTGGGGGTGAAGTTTACCGACGGCGGCTGAAATGGGACACCATCGGCACCAGCGGCGGCGGGGCCGCTGGCTTCTGTTCCTGCCGCACCATGGCCGGGAAGAGCTCGGACAGGGCCCAGATGTGCGCGTCCGCGCGGTTCGGCGAGCGCGGCCCGGTGTAGCCGCCGGTGGAGAACGCGCACAGTTCGTCCTCCAGCTTCGCGAACACGCCGACATGGCGGACCTTGCCCTCTTCGTAGAGGGCCGAGAACGGCTCGGCGCGCTGCACCTTGCCCCGGCTGGCGGTAACCATCTTGAACGGCACCTTCACGCCGAGGGCCTGGGCCGCCACCTGCACCACGTGCTTGACCATGCCGCCGCCGAAGTTCGTCTCGCCCACCACCAGGTCTGCGCGGTGCCGGATGAAGGCTTGCACCGCCACCTTGCCCCAGGTCTTCGGGCCGCCCTTCACCGTCAGGTCCTCCAAGAGGTACGCCCGGCCATCGGTGGCCAAGGCGTCGACGGTGATGCCAACTTCGTCGTTGTCGGCGTTCGCCTCGTCGTCGCTCGCGCCAGATGGGTCGACGCTGACCACGACACGCACGAAGTCCGGCAACTGCTCACCGTCCGCCAGGCGCCAGCGGTCGATGCTGGCCTCGTCGAACAAGGCGTTGGGCGTGGCATCGGAGAACTCGCCACGCACGAACCGGCGCTTCATGCGCTCGGACAGGCCGTCCAGCGTCTTGAGGTACTCAGGCGACAGGTTCTCCTCGTTGTCCTTCGGGTTCATCTGGAACGATGCGTAGTTCTCCGGGTCGCGCAGCGGCTCCTTCGTCTCAGGGTCGACCAGCTGCTTGAAGACCTTGAATGCCCAGTGCGCCTTGCTGGGCGGGTTGCAGTCGAACAGGAAGCGCAGCTTCAGCGGCGCCTCACCCATGCCCGGCAGCGTCTGCATGACCTTCTGCGCCAGACGGGTCAGCAGCAGCTGCACACCGGCCCAGCTCACCTGCGAGGCCTCGTTCACGTAGATGGTCGCGAACTCCATGCCCAGCAGCTTCTCCATGCGGTCGCCCTCGTCCAGGCCGCCGAACCAGATCTCGGAGCCTCCTGGCAGCTTCACTACCCATTCGGTGCGGCTCAGGTCGTAGTGCACACCGGGGAAGCACACGCGCATGACCTTGGGGAAGGTGTCCGCAATGATCGAGGCGCGCAAGTGCACGAAGCGGAAGCGCACGATCAGATGGCGCGAGCCCGGCGCCTTGAGGGCGCGCAGCACGATGGTGCGCAGGATGAGGAAGGTCTTGCCGCTGCGGCCTCCTCCGAAGAGCATCAGCCATGTCGCGGAGCTGGCCAGGATGCCGGCGATGGCTTCACGCTGGCGCTGGGTCGGGGCAAAGCTCAATGCTGGGCCTCGTCGCTGGTGATGGAGAACTGCACCGGGCCGCCGCCGATGCCGCCATGTTCGTGCTTCTCGGTGAATAGCTTCAGGTGCTTGCCCTGCAGCTCGCGGGCCCGGATGGCGTCGCTGAACTTGCCGGCCTTCTCGGCCTTCATGGCCAGCCTGTCGAGGTCGGTGAGGACCTTCTCGGCCGTCAATTCCAGCTTCGCAGAGATTCGCTTGCGGGCAGCGTCCAGCGCCGCCCTGACATGCGACTTCGTCAGCAGCTCCGAGCCGATCCTTGCCGCAGTGCGCTCGCTGTAGCCGGCGACGGTGGCCGCGCGGGTGGCGTTGCCATCGACCAGGTACTCGGCGATGAACCGCTCTTGCTTGTCGGTGATTCCAGGCTTTCGTGACATGGTTCTATTTTCCAGTCAGCTCATGCGCCGTGCGAACTCGGCCATCAGCTCCTGTGCGATGGCCTGCACGGCATAGGCCTCCTGCTCTGCGCCTGAGCACCTTTCTCCGATGCTGTCCGCGTACTGCTGCCAGACGTGCACAGCTTCATGAACCAGGAGACCTGCAACCTCAATGGGGTCGCGTCCCTGCCATCCGTCCATGCAGATGACGCAGCACAGCCCCCCGTCATTGCTGTCAAAGATGTGTGTCGTCGCGTCCTTCAAGCACCACGCCGGGACCACGGCGGATTTGAGAGGGAGGATTGCGGCTCTGAACTCTTCCTCGGACAGGCACAAGGCCAGATAGGGCCCGGGGGCAGCAATGCGGCGGTCAAGCCAGCGTGTCTTCATGTGGTCTCCATCGACATGCCCTTGCGGGCCTTTCGCTTCGCCTTCTTCGGCCGGCCGATGTGCCAGCCCTTGCAGAAGGTGCAGTGGTAATGCTGCATGGGCTCGTCATGCCGGCGCCCGACATCACGGGCCAGGTTCTTGGCCCTGGCGAAGCTGTAGGTCTTCTTCCCCTGGCAGCCGGCGGCCTCGAAGTCTTCTGCTTGCAGCTTCATGAGGTGAGCCCCAGCAGTCGCGCCGCCCGGCGCAGGTCGAACTCGGAACGTCCCAGCTTGAGGATGGCGCTTGCCAGTGCTCCGGCGTGGCCTCGCTCTGCGGCCCATTCGTCGGCCTCCAACTCCTGCACAACAGCCCGGCGCGCGGATCTGGGCACGAAGACGCAGGCCCTGGCCAGGTTCTCGAGGGCATGCAGGTGCGCTCGGTGGCCCCGCTCGTGGGCGATGACGGCGGCCAGCTCCTCGGGCGACAGCTGCTCGCGCACAGCGGCCGGGATGACGATCCATAGCCCATTGGTGCGGGCGCCGGAGCCCAGCAGCGGCGCCAGCAGGAGCAGCAGGACCTGCAGGGTGACCCAGAGCAGCCAGGAGGACAGGAGCAGGCTCAGCATTTCCGCGCCTCCCAGATCCTGCTCATGGTCTCGCGCAGGCGGTCTGCTTCGGCCTGGCCGCGGCGGCTGGCGACCTCGTCAAGGTACAGGCGGCGCTCCATCAGCGTGGGCCTGTTCGCCACCCAGCGCGCCTCGGTCTCGTGGCGCCACTCCTCGCTGTCGCTGGGCACTTGGCGGCCGTCAATGAGGGTGACGGTGTTCACGGCCGGACCTCCGACACCCGGTAGACCACGCCGAACAGCTCGACGCGCTCCCCTACCCGGGCCTGCAGCGGCGTGGGCAGCTGGTCCTGGCGGGCCGGGTCATAGGCCAGGCGCACGGGGGACCAGTTGCCGCGGCCGAGGCGGCGCAGGATGAGGGTCACGGCATCGCCCTCCCGATCTGGGCGGCTGCGCGGACGATGACACGGCGGGTAGCGGCGTAGCGGTCCAACGTGCCGGGGCCATGCACATCCCCAAATGGCACATGCAGCTCGCGCCCTTGCAGGGTGCCAAACTGGCACGCATATGCCTGCGCAAATGCAACAGAGATCTCAAGCCCTAGCTTCACCGCCAGCCGCAGCGCGTCCCCGTCGTCGGTGAGCGGGCGCCACGGCACGAGTTCGTCGCCTTGGAGGACGAATGGCGCCGTGAAAGAGCCGCCCTTGCAGGCCCCCGCCTTCCAGTGGAGCGCGATGCCAGCAGCCTTCGCTGCCAGCTCCAGCAGTTCGCGGTCGGTGCTCATGCTGCAGCCACCAGCAGGTCGCCCTGCTTCTCGACGAGCGGCACCTGCAGCGCCCATGCCTCGACCCGCACGCACGGCACTGTGGCATAGCGCTTGCGTATGCGCACGTCTACTACCTGAACGTCATCGCGCCACAGCACGGCGTTGCAGCCGTCCAGCACAGCCTTCAGCACGTTATCCGCGTCTGGCTTGGTGGTTGGCATAACGGCGCCAGCGAGCGCTGCCGTCCGCTTCTTTGCCGACCAACTGGCCGGGACTTGGCAGTCAAGGAACAGGTTCACGCAGAGCGGACCCTCCAGCTGCGGGCGTCCGTCCAGAGCCTGGCGCGCTGCGAAGGCGATCAAGCCCTCGTAGGCCACGGTTTTGGCCGGCGTGAACATGCGCGCATGACCGCCGATGCTGCCGACACGCGGCCGGCCTTTACCCTGGGGCTGGCCTGGGATGGTGAAGCTGATCATGCGCCCCCCCGCAGCGTGACGGCAGCGGCGACGCAGGCCCAGAAGCAGATGGCGAGAACCAGGGCCACAGCGATGCCGCGGGACGGTGCGAGCGGGTCCTCAGCGTCTTGCTGAGCGATCGGGCAATCTCGGCCTTGCCGGCAGCGGCCGGTGCAGGTTTGGCAGGTCATAGGGCGATCACCTCATGGGTTTGGTTACGGGCGCGCAGCAGCTCATTCACGCGGCGCTGTGTCTCGGCCTGGGCCATGGCCATCTCGCGCTCGGTCAGGCCTTCCAGGCATTGGCGGTAGACGTCGACCACATCGCGCAGCGCCTGCAATCCGGTGGCGTCCAGACGCATGCCCTGCCCTGCCTTGAAGCGCTTGGCAGCGGCCACCATGGCGTCGATTGCGGCATTCACGATGGGCATGACCTGGTGCGCGTCAAGTTTTTGGAGGGAAAGCGCCAGCGTCTCGACAGTGTTGATGGCGTCGGAGAGGTCGCGCCACTCGGCCTCGCCGGGGTGATCGCCGCGGGCCATGGCGTCCAGGGCCGACAAGAAGCGCAGGAGCACGGCGGCCTGGCGCTGCTTGTCTGCCGGGCGCAGCAGGCTCAGCGGGTCGGAGATCACGGCGCGCGGGCGGTAGGCCTTGCGCTTGGCCTTGTGGCTGCGGCTCATGCTGCGGCTCCTTCGTGGCGGTGCACAACGCTGACCGGCTGCCAGCAGTCGTGCGTGCCGGGCGCGCAAAGACGCTCGGCCGGGTAGTCGCGTTCCTCGGCGTGGTAGTGGCTGCAGCTGCCGCGCTTGGTGCAGCCGAAGCCGCCCATGCAGGACAGTGGCTTGGACGACGGCGACCCGAAGCCCACGCAGTTGGCGCATTCGCCGTTCGGGCAGGTGCTGCTGCAGGGGGTCATGGCTGGACTCCTTCGGTGTGCTGTGCCGCCAGCTGTGCGGCCTGGGCCTTGAGCTGCTGGGTGCGCTCGTGCTCGAGCTGATCGCGGCTGACGGTGGAGGGGCCGGCGCGGAGGCGGTCTGCGAGCTCCCGCATGCGCTGGCGGGCCTCCTCCCCGGCGGTGGTCGAGGCCGGCAGCAGGAGCAGCTCGCCCCGGGCCGGGGCCGGCAGGGTCTTGAGCTCGGATTGCGGCAGCCGGCCGGCGTTCACGGCGGAGGTGATGGCCTGGGCACGGCGCTCGGTGTCGAAGCCCAGCGACACGGACCAGGCCGCAGGCATGTGAGCGCGTCGCGCTTCGTCGACCAGGCGGGTGTATGCCTCGCGGAATGCCATGCGGGCGCCGACCTCGTCTCCGAGCTCGAAGACCTCACGGGCGATGGCCCAGGCCTCGGACATCTCTGCGGTCCAAACGACGGTTTCTGCCTCGTCGCGGGCACGCAGGGCCTGGGCCCAGGCTTCCTCGGCGCCCGGGCGGCCGTCGTTGCTTGCCAGGCCCTCGATCTGCGCGATGACGTCGGCGGGGCGCGGGAAGAACCGGCCACGCTGCGGGTCCTTGACGTGGGCGTCGAGGGCTGCGCGGACCTGTTCGACCGTGAACTGCGACAGGGAGCGAAAGAACAGCGCCTTGGCGGTGCCGCTGAGCGGATGGCCAGGCTGCAGGAGCGCGCCGATGTCGTCGAGCATGGCGGCGAAGCTGGCGAAGTCGGATTCACGCATCGATGGTCTCCTGGGCACCGTGGCCGAAGAGCAGTTCGGCGGCTTCGGCATTGGCGCGGGCATTGGCGGCCTCGCGGTCGGCTTCCGTCATGCCCTGGCGTCGCTGGCGGATGCCAGCGCGCTGCTGGCACGTGGCCTTGAGGAACGAGGCCGCATCGGCGGGGCGCTCGACGACGGCGGTCCTCACGGCATCGACCACGACCTCATCGCCGAAGTCCTTCACGAGCTTTCCGACGAAGGTCCCGCACTGCTTGGCGGGCATGCCCTGAGCCTCGAGCAGCGATTTGCCGGCGGTCCAGAGCTCGGCCTTCGTGAGCTCGGCGGCGGTCCTCGTGGCAGGCGGCGGCGCGACTGCGCCCGAACCGATAGGTTCGGAATACATAGAGTCTCCGGTCCCTCTCCGGTCCCTCTCCGGTCCCTCTCTGTTCTGTTCTGTTCTGTTGGATTCAGTCGCAATGTCTGTGACAGACTTTGTGGCTGTGTCTGTGGGTGCGTTCTTGGCGATCTGTTGCATTGCCTGTTGCCGCTTCTGTTCGCGTGCAAGACGGGCTGCTTCAGTGCGTTGTCGCTGAGCCTGTTTCTGCTGCCATGCGTTGGCCGCGAGCTCTGCCACGATGGGGTGATAGAGCCTGCCGTCGAGGCACTTGATCCAACCGCGCATCACCTGCTCGCGGACCTTCGCCCACTTAGACGGCTCGCACATGGCCAGGTCGGCCAGCACGTCGTCGTCATCCTCAAGCGAGGCCGCCGGGGTGTCGTGCCAGCACGCGGTCCACAGGTTGATCATGTAGAAGGCGAGCTCTGGCTTGCGCTTGCAGATCAGCCATGCCTTGGACCGGCGCAGGCGGTGGATCTCGATGGGCATCCAGGAGAAGTCCCGCAGGTCCACGTCGGGGCATACCAGCGGGTCCGGCAGATCAGCATGCGACGCATCTTCGATGCGATGAGCTTCAATCACCTTGAGCCCCCTCTCGCTCTTGGCCGTGCTTGGCGGCCTGGATTGCCTCCGCGGCGAAGCGCATGGCCTCGGCGTCAGACGGCTCAAAGGGATTCACGAGCTGCGCGGGGCCCCCAGAGCCAAGGACATTGGCGATGGTCGGCTCACGCTCGCCAGGCCTGCGAGGAAAGCTGCAGGAAAGGCGCCTCGGATGGTGATAGAGATAGGCGACAGCCTCTCGAATGGCTCCCTCAAAGAACTCGCGGTTGGGCGAAATTCGATGCGCATCCAGATACTTGTGCAGATCGTGCTCAACAGTCTGGAAGTCAGCAAACTCGACGTAGAACAGGACCTCAAACGGCAATGGCACGCCGGATCCTCTCGATAGTTCCTCCGCCCTCGCGTGGGGGGACCGTTCAGTGCATCCGACCTTGTAGATGTCGGGCATGCACGAATTGGTCAGGATGTAGACGAAGCCGTAGTTGCTCATGCCATCGCTCCCTGCAGCACCCGCTTCAGGGCCGCGTTCTCCTCGCGCAGCATGCGGTTCTGCTTCTCGAGGTCGGTCTCGCGCTTGCGCAGGCTGGCCAGGTCGTATCCGCGGGCCTGCAGCATCCACAGCAGTGGCGCGTCGTTGCCGCACAGGTCCATGACGGCTTGGAGCTTGGGCCAGATGACGCCTTCTTGGCCGCTGGTCCAGCGGGACCACTGGGCCTTGTCGAGCTTGAGATCGGTCTGGACCTGCTTGGGCTCAAGGCCTGCGACCTTGGCGCAGAGGTCAATGGCGCCACCGAGCGATGACTCGCGGGATATCTCCTGCGCGGTGACGTCCGAGGGGAATCCGAGTTGGTGCATCAACCCTCCGAAACTTTGTTGAGTGGTGTTGAGAGGCTTGCCCGGCCAGAAATTTTTGACATGGACGAGACCTCACGAACGAATGACTGGGCCCGCGCCGCGCTGCAGGCGCTGCTGAGGCGCATAGCGGTGTCACTGGAAGCGGAGGCGGCCGAGAGGCTGCAGGCGGCGGCCCGGGTGCGCAGGGGGCGGAGGTGAGCGCGCATGCGTCAGGCCTCCGCGCCGACGGCGGCCGGCTTGCTGATGACTTCGCAGGCGTGCAGCTGCAGCAGCAGCTCGCCGACAGCGTGCGGTGCGTCCAGCATCTCGCCCAGGGCCAGCGCGCGGACGGTTCCGACGCGCACGCCAATGCGGGCCGAGATCTGGACCAGGGACCAGCCGCGGGCGGACAAGTCGGCGATGAGTTCAGCCCAGGGCCTGGGCGCGGGCTGGCGAACGGCTGCGCGGGCACGCGCTGGAGGCAGCGGGCCGGCGCCGTAGATGTGGTCGAAGGTCAGGCCCAGTCCGAGCGCCCGGGCGGCCTCCACCAGGCGGCAAGCGACCTCCGGGGTGATGGTCTGTCCGCGGTCGAGGAAAGACACGTTGGACTGCACGCAGCCCAGAACCTCGGCCATCTCGATCTGGGTCATGCCCAGGAGGCTGCGGATTTCGAGGAAGCGGGACATGGGTCAGGCCCCTGCTCGCGCCTCGGATCCGGCAATAGCTTCCGGCTGCGGGAGGTCCGGCCAGATCAGCCAGTAGTCGTCCGGCCGCAGGTCGGCGCGTGTGACGGCGCCATCGGTGGCCGCCTCGATTGCCGTGCAGCGGCGGGGAGGCACTTCCTTTTCGCCATTGGCCCACTGGGTGACCATGACGGGGCTGACTCCGACAGCGCGTGCAATCGCAGCGGCAGTGCCGCGCGGTGCGGCAGAGAGGTGTGCTTTCAGGTCCATGGCCAAATATTAGCCCAGAGCTCTTACTGATGCTAGCCCTCAGCGAATTCCATTTGCTAGCCTGTGGCTCTCAAATGACTGCCATGCAGACAGTCACCGAGATCCGCCACGCCAATCTTTTGTCACTGATCAAGCAGGCCGGGTCCGTCCAAGCCTTCGCTGATCAGGTGGAGCGTTCCCACAGCCAGATCAGCCAGCTCAAGAACCGGAGCAAGCACAGCAAGACGGGAGAGCCGCGAGAGGTGCGGATGTGCCGGGCGCTGAAGAAGTAGCGCGCCAAGCTCGTTCGTAGGAAGCCCGCCAAGTGCGGGCTTTTTTGCGTCCGGTTGAATGCTGCAAAATTTATTAGCCCGGGGCTTGCGCTAGTGCGAGCCTGCGGCTAATATTCTCCCCAACGCGCCACCCCTGGCGCAGACGGGAGAAGACATGGCAAGCAAGAAGGTATCCGCTCAAGAAGAGGTCGTGACCTCTTACAAGGGCTTTAATCAAGACTGGACCTGCAGGGGCTTCCAGTACGAGGTCGGGAAGACCTACACGTACGAAGGCGAGGTCAAGGCATGTGAAGGCGGCTTCCACGCCTGCGAAGACCCGCTGCACGTGCTGCACTACTACCCGCCGAACAAGTCCCGCTTCGCGAGCGTGGAGCAATCCGGCGCGCTGTCTCGACACGGAGAAGACAGCAAGATCGCCAGCGCATCGCTCACCGTCAAGGCTGAGCTTGACCTGGCCGGCCTCATCAAGGCCGCAATCAGCTATCGATCCAGCAAAGCCCGGCCCGCTCAGGGTGAGGTATCCAAGGATCGCAATGGCGCGGCCACGGCCAGCGGCTACTCCGGCGCGGCCACGGCCAGCGGCTACTCCGGCGCGGCCACGGCCAGCGGCGACTCCGGCGCGGCCACGGCCAGCGGCTACTACGGCGCGGCCACGGCCAGCGGCGACTACGGCGCGGCCACGGCCAGCGGCTACTCCGGCGCGGCCACGG